AATGCCCTAGGAATCCTAGTGCCTAAAAATTTTTCACAAAAAATTCAAGCCGGGTCTTGCCTCATCCTTGTCAAGTGTGTAACTTCTGTATAATCAGTTATTCCTATCTTAGGAATATGCCAACTAAGCATATGCCGATGAAGGTAGATCCATAAGTTTTTTTATATGGATTACTAAGTAGGTTAGATTCCTAAGCTAAGTGTATTCCTAAGCTAGGTATATTCCTAAGCTAGGCATATTCCTAGAGGAGTTCTATGTCGGTTCTTGACAGAGTAGATCCTAAACTTCTAAAACAGATACCTAATCTACCTGAGCATGAGCAGAGGGAGATACTTGCCCTCATAGAAGAGCTAGAAGAAGCTGAAGGTAAGGAGCAAGCCCGTGAAGGGTTTATGCCGTTTATCAAGCGTGTATGGCCTGCTTTCATTGAGGGTCGTCATCACAAGATTATGGGCAGGGCTTTTGAGCGAGTAGCTCATGGCGAGCTAAAGCGGCTAATCATCAATATGCCGCCAAGACACACTAAGTCTGAGTTTGCATCGTACTTACTCCCTGCTTGGTTTCTGGGTAACTTTCCAGAGAAGAAGATCATTCAGACGGCACACACTGCTGAGCTATCAGTTGGATTTGGTCGTAAAGTTCGTAACCTAGTAGACAGCGATGACTACAAGAATATCTTCCCAAATTTAGGGCTGCGAGCAGACTCAAAGGCCGCTGGACGGTGGAGTACTACTCAGGGTGGTGAATACTTCGCTATCGGTGTTGGCGGTGCTGTGACTGGTAAAGGCGCGGATCTTTTGATTATTGATGACCCTCACAGTGAACAAGAAGGGCAAAGCGCCGATCCGAGTGTGTTTGATAAGGTTTACGAATGGTACACCTCTGGGCCTAGACAGCGTCTACAGCCGGGGGGTGCGATCATTGTTGTAATGACCCGATGGCATAAACGGGATCTTACTGGGCAGATCATCAAATCTTCTGTTCAGCGGTCTGGCACAGATGAATGGGAAGTTATTGAGTTCCCTGCAATCATGCCGTCAGGCAAGTCGTTATGGCCTGAGTTCTGGCCTTTACCAGAGCTAGAGTCGCTTAGAAACGAATTACCAGCGCCCAAGTGGAATGCGCAGTACCAGCAAAACCCCACATCAGAAGAGGGTGCGCTAGTTAAGCGTGAGTGGTGGCGTGAATGGGACAGTGATGTGCCCCCGCCTTGTGAGTTTATTATTCAGTCTTGGGATACGGCATTTCTCAAGACGCAGCGTTCAGACTTCTCAGCCTGTACAACATGGGGTGTTTTTTATCACCCAGACGACACGGGCACTATGCAGGCAAACATTATCCTGCTGGACGCACACAAAGAACGCCTAGAGTTCCCTGAGCTTAAAAAGAAAGCTTTTGAGCTATACGGATACTGGGAGCCAGATGCTTGTATTGTCGAGGCCAAAGCGGCAGGCACACCGTTAATCTTTGAGTTACGAGCTATGGGCATCCCTGTTGCAGAATACACGCCGTCTAGGGGTAACGATAAGATTAGCCGTGTAAACGCAGTATCAGATCTATTTGCTTCTGGTAATGTGTGGCGGCCTAATACTAGGTTTGCAGAAGAGGTTGTAGAGGAGTTTGCCTCATTCCCTGCTGGCGAGCATGATGACCTTGTGGACTCATCTACACAGGCACTGTTACGGTTTAGGCAGGGTGGGTTCTTACGATTACTCAGCGATGAAGAGGACGAACCTTTTTATCCAAGAAAGGCCAGTTATTACTAATGCCATATCTCCAAAGTAACATCCCGTACTTTAAGTGCTGGGTGAGAAAAGAGTACACGCATAACCATACTAAATATCATGGAGAGTTCCTTCATGCTATGGCGATTGCGGTAACCACAATGCCTACAAGATGCTTGAGCTTTCAGATTATCTTTACCGGGGCAGAAACTTACGACACTGATGAGCCGAATGTTCATGGTGGAGCGATGTGGGCAAGGATGCCAATAACGGCTTTAGTTGCTGATACACCGTATGAAGAGTGGCCCGATCCAATGCCTGTATGGGCCGCACAGCCTTGGGATTGTAGTTCTAGGGATCACAGCGTGTATGTTCTGGATAGGGCAACACCTTGTCCTTGGATGGCAAAAATAGACGGTCAGTTCTATCCCGCGAAGTATTACTTCACAGTGGATTATACCAACAACGAGATTGCAGATGACCCTGCTCAACACAAGCAGAGTCATGTCATGGAGCTATTAGATGCTGGCCCGTACACGGGAAACATCGTAGCTTTGCCAAATAATCGTGTTAGGGTGACTCATCCAGCATGGTTTGAGACAGGGGAAGGTGCGCCTGACTTTAGGCCATCTCAACACATTCATTACAGCAAATCAGATTTGGATTACACCTTAGATGTAAATCAGGTCTTTGATAACTTATATGCAGGAGATCCGCATGAAGATGAAATCTAAGATGGGCATGGCTGGTGGTCGCAAGACCAAGATGGGCATGGCTGGCGGCAAGAAAACTAAAATGGGTTATGCTGGTGGCAAGAAGACCAAACTACCTATGGTAGAGAAAGACGGGAGAATGGTTCCGTTTTTTGCTGCTGACGGCGAAGGCAAAATGAAGGCTGGCGGCATGGTTCCTAAGACCAAGGGCTACTTCAAGGGTGGTAAGACCATGCAAAGCAAGATGGCAACCAAGGGCGGCAAGCGCGGCGGCAAAGGCTAATGGCCGTAGATCGACCATTGCAGACTCCAACCCCCCTTATGCCGGGGATGGAGGAAGAAGCCCTTGAGATAGAGATTGTTGATCCCGAATCCGTATCGATTGCGGCGGGTGGTGAAACCATTTTTGAGTTTGACGAAGACGATCTTACCCAAGGGCAGATTCCGCATGACGCAAATCTTGCCGAGTTTATCGAAGATGACGATCTAAATGCGATTGCAAGCGATCTTGTAAGTGCTTTTCGCGCTGACAAAGACAGTCGATCCGATTGGGAGCGGTCTTACATTGAAGGATTAGACCTTCTAGGCCTAAAACACGAAGAAAGATCTACACCTTGGGATGGTGCTTGCGGTGTTTTTCACCCGTTGCTGACCGAATCGGTAATTAGATTCCAGTCTCAAGCTATTCAGGAGATATTTCCAGCCAGTGGGCCTGTAAAAACATCTATTGTCGGCAAAATAGATGACGAAAAAGAGAAACAAGCGCACAGAGTTCAAGACTATTTGAACTATATGCTCACTGAAAAGATGACTGAGTACCGTTCTGAGACGGAGCGGATGCTTTTTTCGCTGCCTTTAGCGGGTAGTGCATTCAGAAAAGTGTATTTCGACCCATCAATGGGCCGTCCTTGCAGTATGTTTGTGCCTGCTGAGGACTTTGTAGTCAGTTATGGCGCTTCTGACCTAGAAACTTGTGAGCGTGCTACTCACATAATGAAAAAAACAAGCAACGAAATCAGAAAGTTACAGATTTCGGGGTTCTACGCTGATGTTGATCTGGGCGATCCGTCTTCATCGTATGCAGATTCAGACAGAATCCAAAGTAAATACAACGAATTAACGGGTGATGAGCCAACTTACGACAGTGACAGTAGGCATACCCTCCTTGAGATGATGGTTGACCTTGATCTTGAGGGTTTTGAAGACATGGACGGGGGAGAACCTACGGGAATTGCGCTTCCATACGTCGTCACAATAGATTTGTCGTCAAGAACCATCCTTTCAATCAGAAGAAACTGGTATGAAGAGGATAAACGCAAGCTAAAGCGCCAGCATTTTGTACATTATCAGTATATGCCGGGGCTTGGGTTCTACGGATTCGGTTTAATTCACATGATTGGCGGCTTGGCAAAGTCTGCAACGTCTTTACTACGTCAACTTGTGGACGCTGGCACGTTAGCCAACCTTCCGGGCGGCTTAAAATCTAGAGGATTGCGGATTAAGGGCGATGACACGCCAATTATGCCGGGAGAGTTTCGAGATGTAGACGTTCCGGGCGGCACAATCCAAGATAACATCCGATTTTTGCCCTACAAAGAGCCAAGCACCGTTTTATATCAGCTTATGGGCGATATTGTCGAAGAAGGACGGCGTTTTGCCTCTGCTGCTGACGTAAAAGCTGCGGATATGAACGCAGAAGCGCCTGTCGGCACCACATTGGCGATACTAGAGCGTTCAATGAAGGTTATGAGCGCGGTGCAGGCGCGGTTACACGCATCCATGCGTACTGAGTTACGGCTTTTGTCGAATGTGGTGAAGGATTTCGGCCCTCAAGAGTACCCATACGACGAAGATGGCCCAGCTTTAACACGCGAGGACTTCGATGATCGTGTGGACATTATCCCTGTCAGCGATCCAAATGCAGGTACGATGGCTCAAAGGATCATGCAGTATCAAGCTGCACTCCAGTTAGCTCAGCAGTCGCCTGATATGTACGACATGCCGCTGCTGCACAGGCAGATGCTTGAGATACTGAATATCAGGGATGCAGACAAGATTGTGCCTGTAGAGGGCGATATGCAGCCTACAGATCCAATCTCTGAAAACATGAACATAATCAACGGTGAACCTGTTAAAGCGTTTATCTACCAAGATCATGAGGCTCACATATTAGCCCACAAGTCTTTAATAGAAGACCCCAAGATTATGGAGATCATGTCGAAGAGTCCCAACGCCAAGCAGGCAGGGGCTTCTCTGGCTGCGCATATACAAGAGCATTTGGCGTTCCAGTACAGAATGGAAATCGAAAAGCAGCTTGGTGTCGAGTTGCCGCCGCCTGATACACCGTTGCCAGAAGATATCGAATATCGCATATCTAGATTGGTTGCCCCTGCTGCGGAACAGCTTACAGGCAGAAACCAACAAGAGGCACAAGCCAAGCAAGCTCAGCAGCAAGCGCAAGATCCTATCGTGCAAATGCAGCAAAGAGAGTTGCAGATCAAAGAGTTGCAAGCTCAGACCAAGGCTCAAACTGAAATGGCTAAAATACAGCTTGATATGCAGAAAGCCGCAGATAACTCTCAGATACAAAGACAGAGACTTGATCAAGAAAACCGCCTAGCTCAAGCCAAGCTTGCGGCAAGTATCTCTGAAAATAACTCACGCGAAGAATTAGAGGAAAGGCGCATTACATCCAAAGAACAGCTAGAAGGCTTTAAGATTGGCCGAGAAATAGCTAAGGACTTGCAGGGTGAATAGTGTATCCTCTGTGAACAGTTTTGAGTATTACAGGCAAGCATTGCGTAATCAGATGAACGAGTACGCAGACCACATTAGTGGTGGCGCGTGTAAAGATTATAGTGAATACTCAAAGTGTGTAGGAATTATTGAAGGCCTAGCGATTGCAGAGCGAGAGCTTCTAGATATGCAGGCTAAGGCCGAGGAAGATTACTCCGCATAAGCGGTGCAAGCGACTCTGGACGCTTTTTTCCAGTGCAAAGGAAAACTAATGAGTGAATCATTAGCGATAAACGATGACACAAGCTCGCAAGAAGATGAGCAGTCACGCAAAGCAAAGCAATTGCCTCAACCCAGAGGCTATAAAATACTTATTGCTTTACCTGAACCCGAAGAGAAGACGGCTGGTGGCATAATCAAAGCTACCGAAACGCTGCACAATGAAGAAATAGGTTCAATCGTAGGTATGGTCTTGGCTTTAGGCCCAGATGCTTACAGTGATCCACAGCGATTCCCGTCTGGCCCATCCTGCAAGGAGGGCGACTTTATATTGATGCGGTCTTATTCTGGAACCAGATTTAAGGTTCACGGCAAAGAGTTCCGCCTGATTAACGATGACAGCGTTGAAGCTGTTGTGGAAGATCCACGGGGGATTGTGAAGGTATGAGTGAAATGCAAGAAACGGTAGAGACCCAAGAGTCTTCTGCTGAAGAAAAGTTTTTTGGTGTCAAGACAACTATTGGCCGATCTCAAGATAACGAGGAAGCTGATTCTAGTTCAGATTTAGAGCTAGAGATTGTTGATGACCGCCCGGAAGAAGATCGTCGCGCACCCAAAGTAGAGTCATCTGCGGATGATTCCGACGACGATGAGCTTTCAGGTTACAGTGAGCGTGTACAAAAACGTATAAACAAGCTTCGATACGAGCAGAACGAAGAGCGCAGGCAGCGCGAAGCGGCTGAGCGGTTAAGAGAAGAAGCTGTAAATTACGCTCAAGCTGTCACTGCGAAGAACAAAGAATACGAATCTTTAATTAGTCGCGGCGAAGCAGCGTTGATAAGCCAAATAAAAGATAAGGCTCAGTTGGCTCTTGAAACTGCAAGGCAGCAGTACAAGAAGGCATACGAAGAGGGCGATACAGATAATGTTGTTGCTGCTCAAGAAAGTCTTATAAGGGCGCAATCAGAACTTACTGAAGCAGACAAGTACGAGCAGACATTGGCTAAAAAGCCTGCTGTTAACGTGTCTGATGATGCATATCAGCAACAGGTTTATCAGCAGCAATTAGCAAGGGAGCAGCAGTTTGCTCAACCGCAAGCTCAACCACAAGTTGAGCCACAAGCTCAAGAGTGGGCAGCAAACAACCCTTGGTTTATGCGTGACGGTTATGAAGAGATGACCAGTACCGCATACGGTGTCCATACCGCCTTAGTTAAGAGAGGCGTGGCACCTAACTCAACGGAATACTTTGAGACCATAGACGCTACCATGCGTCAACGGTATCCAGATTTTGATTGGCAGGATTCAAGCGATACAGATGGCCGTAGCGCGTCCGTGACTGCTAATCAGCCTTCGTCGGTGGTGGCACCCTCTTCAAGGAGTAACGGTGCTAAACCGCGCAAAGTACGGCTAACGGCCAGCCAGATTGCTCTCGCCAAGCGTATCGGGCTTACCAATGAACAGTACGCAATGCAACTCATCAAGGAGGGCAGACAGTGACTGAAGAGCGCACCCCAAGAGAAAACGAAACGCGAGAAGAGTCTACAAGACCTAGTGATTCATTTATCCCAGCTTCCATCCTACCTGACCCAAAGCCTCAAGACGGCTGGGTGTTTCGGTGGGTTAGGACTAAAGTTTTAGGTGAGTCAGATAATGTTCATGTGTCTAGAATGTTTCGGGAAGGTTGGTCTCCTGTAAGAGCAGAGGATCATCCTGAACTTATGCTTACTTCTGATGTCGGATCTAAATTTGAAGGCAATATAGAAGTCGGCGGCTTGCTCCTGTGTAAGGCTGAAAAAGCAAAGATGGATGCTCGCACTAAGCACTATGAACAAGTTGCTGCAAATCAAATGCAGTCTGTGGACAATAATTTCTTGCGCGAAAACGATCCTCGTATGCCATTGCTCAATCCAGAGCGAAGCACACGGGTGTCTTCATTTGGTAAGGACTAACCTCTGGCAAGGGGTTGGTTGATTAACTTGAGGAGGCCACTATGGCTACCGCTGCAACCCCTATGGGTGCTGAACCAGTTGATACCTTGAGTGCAAGTGGATCTTTCACAGGAAAGGTTCGTCACATCAAGATTGCGAGTGGTTATAGCACTGCTATCTTTTACGGTGATTTCGTCAAGCTAGTTGCTACTGGCACTGTTGAAAAAGCCGCTGTAACAACTTCAGTTGTCGCAGGAACTGTTGGAATCTTTGTGGGCTGTGCTTACACCGATCCCAGCACAAATCAAATGACGTTCAACCAGCAATTCCCAGCGTCAACCGCCGCTGATGACATTGTTGCTTATGTCGTTGATGATCCTAAGTTGTTGTTCCGTATGCAAGGTGATGAGGCTATTGCCCAAACTGGATTAGGAAATAACATCTCAGCAGTTAACACTGCGGGATCAACTTCCATCGGACGAAGCAAGAACGCCCTAGACGGCGGCTCTATTGCTACGACTAATACATTACCACTGCGTGTCGTTGATTTCGTAGATGGCCCAACCAGCACTGTAGGCGATGCATTCACAGATTGTATCGTTACCTACTTGCCTTTGAGCCACGCTTACGAAACCAAGCTCGGCGTTTAAGGAGAACTAGGCAATGGCAATTTCAAGAGCGCAAATGCTTAAAGAACTCCTGCCGGGGCTTAACGCCTTATTTGGTTTGGAGTACGAAAAATACGAAGACGAACACACTCTCATCTATGAGACTGAAAGTTCTGATCGTAGCTTTGAAGAAGAAGTGAAGTTGAGCGGCTTTGGTGCTGCTCCCGTTAAGGCTGAAGGCTCTGCAATCTCTTACGATTCAGCGCAAGAAAGCTATACGGCTCGCTATAATCACGAAACGATAGCGATGGGCTTTGCTATAACCGAGGAAGCGATGGAAGACAATCTTTACGATTCTCTTTCTGCTCGCTACACAAAAGCTTTGGCACGGGCTATGGCCTACACCAAGCAAGTTAAAGCAGCGAATCCGCTTAACAATGGTTTCACCAGTTTCCAATCTGGAGATGGTGTTACGTTGTTTAACGCTTCGCACCCATTAGTCAACGGTGGAACAAACTCCAACCGTCCGTCTACTGGTGCTGACTTGAACGAGACATCGCTTGAACAAGCAATCATTGAGATTGCAGCGTTCACTGATGAGCGTGGTCTGCTTATCGCAGCCCGTCCTCGTAGTTTGGTTGTTCCTCCTGCACTGATGTTTACAGCAGATCGCCTGCTTGAAACCACTCAGCGCGTTGGCACTGCTGACAACGACTTGAACGCCATCCGTAACATGGGTGCAATCCCCGGCGGATATGCTGTTAATCACTATTTGACTGACAGCAATGCCTTCTTCATCATGACTGATGTACCGAATGGCATGAAGATGTTTGAGCGTACCGCTCTGGAAACGAGCATGGACG